GCCAATCTGAAGGTGTCGAACGTCCACACCGTGGAACAACTTGCCGCAGTTAATGACGGGGACCTGGACAAGATCGGAATGGGCGCCCGTGCGTTGAGGGACAAGGCCGCGGCCTGGCTCGACAACGCCAAGGGCGGGGAGGCGCTTTCCAAGACCCTGGCCGACAACGAGCGCCTGAAGGCCGAACTTGAAACCCTGAGGACCAACCATGACCAGCTCGCCCAAGTCGTCCAAAGACTCTCGGACGCACAGACCCAGCCAGCGTGAGCTTTCGCCGGTAGCGGGGAGCGACAACCCGCGCGTGCCCGGAAACCCGTTCTTCATGGACAACGGGACCGAAATGTTCGAATATCGCCTTGACGCGAACAGTGTGATCGGGCCTCGCCCGGCGACTGACCGCGACAAAGCGGACCACGCGGGAGCCTACGCCTTCTTCAAGGCCACGGCCCCAAGACCCGCCGAGCACCTATCCTCCCCGCCCGGCGATACTCCGCATGACGCTGCTCACCATCGTTCAGGAAACCTGCCGACTGACGGGCCTTCGGGTTCCGACAGAGGTGGTCGCCTCGACGGACACGCAAGTCCAGCAGTTGTTCGCCCTGGCAAACGAAGAGGGGGAAGACCTCGCAAGGTCGTTTGAATGGCAGGCGCTCACCCGTCAACAGACCTTCACCACGGTTGCCGGCGAGGAGCAGACCGGCGCCATTCCTGAGGATCTGGACCACTTCCTCTACAACACGTTCTTCAACCGCACCACGCGCCTGACCCTGATCGGGCCGAGCACGCCGCAGTTCTGGCAGGCGATCAAGGCCCAGCCGCAACTGAACCGGGTCTATCTGTGCTTCCGTGAGCGGGACGGGGATTTCCTCGTTTCCCCGGACGCCACGGCGGGCGAGGAGATCGCTTACGAGTACATCTCCAAATACTGGGCCGCCAGCGCCTCAGGAACGCCCCAGGCGGCCTTCGCGGCGGATTCCGACACGACCTACCTCTCCGAACGCCTGATCATCCTGGGCCTTCGCTGGCGCTTCCTGGCGGCCAAGAACCTCGACTACGCCGAAGCCTACCGCACCTACCAGACCCAGCTTCAGCAGGTCCAGGCGAGGGATGGCGGTTCCACGATGCTGAACATGACCGGCTCGACCACCTGGGGCCTCTACGGCTTCCCGAACCTTCCCCTTGGCAACTTCCCCGGCCCCTGATGAAGACGATCACCACCACCAAAGGACCCATGACCGAAGACGCGCTGGAGAAGCGCACGGGCGGTCACGACAACGACTGGGAGACGGTCTCCTGGGTCGAATACTGGCTTGATGGTGAGCTGGTTCACCGTTCCGCCGACGTCTTTCTCAAACAAGCCCCGACCTTCGCTGAAGGCGTGGCGGCGTCTTTCTAAGGACTTCGATATGGCAAACACACAAGCGATGGCGACCAGCTTCAAGGTCGAACTCCTCAACGGCATCCACGCCTTCGGGACCACGGTCACGCGTGGGGGCACGGGCGCGGACACGTTCAAGGCGGCCCTGTTCCTGGCGTCGGCGACGATTAACGCCTCCACCACCACCTACTCGACCACGGGGGAACTCGCGGCGACGGGCGGCTATACGGCAGGCGGTGTGACGGTGACGAACGGCAACGCGCCGGCCTCGTCGGGGACCACCGCCTACTGGACGCCCTCCGCTCAGTTCCAGTGGACCTCGTTCACGTCGTCGGGCTCGTTCGACTGTGTGCAGATTTACAACTCCACGCACTCGAACAAGACGGTGAGCGTGCACACGTTCTCGGCTCAGTCGATCACGGCGGGGACGTTCAACCTGACGATGCCGACGAACGGGGCCGGCACGGCCATTCTCAACATCGCGTAGGTGAGGCAGGGCGCTGACCCATGGCCCTCCTCGCGGTCGCTGATCTTGACGCGAAAACTGTCCGCACAGGCAAGACGACACGGGCCGACAAGAACGAGGTCTTGATCGTCAGCCTGGACGGCAAGAACGCGACGGCCCTGGTGGCTGAGTGCGTCGGCGGGGTGCTGACCATCAACGTGGCGGATCGGCGGTTCAAGGTCTGGCGCGTGACGGCGAGGGGGCGAGAGCTTGCACTGGAAGGCAACGGGCCGGGGAGCGAGCCCTGGGGTGACGCGGGCGAAACCTACGAGGTGACGATAGAGCCCAAGGCGGTGCGCTGATGGCTCTCGGCACACCGACCAGTATTGGCACGCGGCGGGTCGGAGCAGGCACGACCACCGTGGTGCTGACGACGACGGCCAGCGTCCCCGCCGGGGCGATGATCTTCGTCTTGGCGGCGACCCCGAACGGCGACACGGTTGCGATCAGCAGTTGCGCTGACTCGGTTGGAAACACCTACACCGCCGGGACTTCCTACACCCCTGGCGGCAGCACCGCTGCCCGCATCCGGCCCTTCTGGGTTCCCAACGCGACTGCGCTGGGTTCCGGCGGAACGATCACTGTCACATGCAGCGGCACTGGGGAAGTCAAATACCTCTCCGCCTGCTACGTCACGGGCGCCGACACAACGACACCCTTGAGCGACGAAGGGCCGGGTCAGGGCCTCGGCCTCAGCAGCACCTCGATCTCAACCGGCACACTGAGCAACGCTAACTGCGTGGTGTTCGGTATTATCGCCGGGGACAGCCTGAATAACGGGGCCTTCTCTTCGGGGACGGGCTTCACGACCGGCGTTGACAATGCGGGCGGCACCCGTTCGGTCATCAGCTACAAGCTCGTCACCTCGACGGCGAGTGTCACATATAACCCATCCTGGGTCGGCAACTCAGACGGCGCGGTCAACTGGATCGCCTTCAAGGAGGCGGGTGGGGGGCCAACCAACGTCGCCCTGACTGGCGTCACCGGCACTGGCAGCGTCGGCTCTGTCTCGCCGGCCTTCAGCATCGCCCTTTCCGGCGTCACCGGGACAGGCTCTGTCGGCTCTGTAGCGTCCTCCAGCGTCCAATCCGTCGCTCTCACCGGCGTGACGGGCACGGGGTCGGTTGGAACGGTCACGCCTGCGGTTGCCTACTCCGTCGCCCTGACCGGGGTGTCGGCTACAGGGTCGGTTGGGACCGTATCGTCAACCAGCGTCCAAAGCGTCGCGCTCACGGGCGTCTCCGCAACCTCCTCGGTCGGCTCCGTCCTGCCGACGTTCTCCCTTGGCCTGACCGCCGTCACCGGGACGGGCTCTGTTGGGTCGGTCGCCAAGACCTTCACCATCCCGCTCTCCGGCCTTTCGGCCACGGGAACGGTCGGCACGGTATCGCCCACGGCGGCCTCCTCAATCGCCCTTACAGGGGTCACGGGGACGGGCTCGGTCGGTAGTCTCGGCAAGACCTTCAGCGTCGCCCTCTCCGGCGTCACGGGGTCAGGCACGGTCGGCGTCGTCACGCCGCTGACCGGAACCGTCGTTCAACTGACGGGCGTCACCGGAACCGGCAGCGTCGGCGATGTCACACCCGTCGCCGCTGGCCGCCTGCGCTACATCCCGACGATCCTCAATTTCGAGCAGTTTCAGCTCCAGCTTAACGACATCCTGGGCGTCCTCTACGGCGCGCTCCCCGGCTACGGCGACGACCTTCCAGACCCCAACGGTCAAGTCGATGGCCGGCTGTTCGTCCAGACCCCCGCCAATGACCTCTACCAACTCCAGCAAGGGGTGTGGACCGCGCTATGATCAGCCAGGCTCTCCGAACCAACAAACGACGTGTCCAACAGGCCACCTCGCGTTCCGTCCCGGCCCCCACGGGAGGGTGGAACGCCGTCGATCCGCTGGCGAACATGAAGCCGCAGTTCGCTGTCATCCTCGACAACTGGATACCCAGGGCTGGGTATGTGGAGCTTCGCCGGGGAAGCCGGGCCTGGTGCACGGGCGCTGTCGATCCCGTGGAAACCCTGATGATCTACCGCGGCGACAAGGCGGGCGGCGATCAGATCTACGCTGTCTCCGGCGGGGACGTCTACGACGCGACCGTGATGGAATCGACCTTCACCGCTCCCGTCTACACCGGGCTCGCCAACAGCCGCGTTCAATACATCAACTTCGCCAACGATGGCGGGGCCTTCCTGATCTGCGTCAACGGCGAGGATACGCCGTTCTACTGGAACGACACCGCCTGGGCGACCCTCACGATCACGGGGACTTCAGGGCCGATCACGCTTGATCCCGACACCCTGTCCGACCTCGTCATGCACAAGCGCCGATTGTTCTTCGTGGAGGGGAACACGCTGCGGGTCTGGTATCTCGGGACCGACGCGATCCAGGGCGACGCCAAGCTTCTCGACCTTGGCCCGATCTTCCAGTTCGGCGGCATCATCTCGGCCATCGGGACGTGGTCGCTGGACGGTGGGCAAGGGCAGGATGACTACCTCGCCATCTTCACCACGGAAGGCGAGGTGGCGATCTATCAGGGCACCGACCCGGACGATCCCAACTACTGGTCCCTGGTCGGCACGTTTGGCATCGGCTACCCCCTCGGCAAGCGCTCTCTGCTGAAGTTCGGCGGCGACATGCTGGCCCTGACCACGGGCGGCGTCCAACCCCTCTCGCAGGCCCGTGAACCGGCACCAGGCCCCGGTCTGGGCGTTCTGGACGAACTGGACCGAGGTGGTCAGTTCCGCCGTGGGGACATTGTAGATGACCAGAGAACCCCGCTCGTAGGAACACGCCTCCCATCCGAACAGTGATCCATAGGTCTGTG